CCAGTACGAAACCGTTGCAGCCTCGCAGACCGCGCAAGTCTTGGGCGGTACAGGCGCAGTCGGTGATTACGTCCACAGGCTGATTATCAGCGTTGTAACGGTGGCTACTGCCGGCGTAACCCTGATTGATGGGTCTACGTCCATCGTCCTGCTAACGGGCGCGGCGACTAACGTCCCTGGCGTGTACTCGGTCGAAATTAACGCGGCTTCAGCCTCCGGCGCATGGAAAATTACAACCGGAGCGGGTGCTACTGTTGTCGCCGTTGGGATATTCAGCGCATGAACAAGGCCGGACTTTACGCAAATATTTTAGCTAAACAGGAGCGCATCAAGGCTGGCTCTGGTGAGCGTATGCGTAAGCCTGGCTCTCCCGGTGCGCCGACTGCTGACGCTTTCCGCGAGTCGGCAAAGACTGCAAAAACAGAGAAAAAGAAATGACTGCCGCTTGGACACGCAAGGAAGGCAAAAACCCTGAAGGCGGTTTGAACGCCAAGGGACGCGCATCCTACAAAGCCGAAACGGGCGGGACGCTTAAACCTCCGGTTAAGTCGGGAGATAACCCGCGCCGAGCCTCTTTTCTCGCTCGGATGGGCAATATGCCGGGGCCGATGGAAAAAAACGGGAAGCCTACCCGTTTGGCTCTAGCCCTAAAGAAGTGGGGCGCATCAAGTAAAGAAGACGCGCAAGCCAAGGCTCGCGCCATATCGGAGAGAAACCGTGGCTGAAGCACCGCGTATAGCTGCCGCGCTACGTTACCAACAAGAGATGGATGCAGCCCAACGTCCTGCGACCATGAACCCCAACCTTGCGGCGCAGGGGGCTACTGGTAGGGCATTGGTTGCGCCTCCGACCTCGGTAATGGACGAACGCTATCCGGCGTGGAAAAAGTCGCAGGATGACGCTGAAAACCTAATGAACGCAACGGAAATGATAGGGGCGGCAATTCCTCTGGCTGGCCCTGCGGTAAAAGGTGCTGCCGCGTTAAGCAGGTATGCGGGGCCGGAATTGGCGCGTGGGCTTGAGAACTACATGGTGAAATCTGGCGGCATCTTGCCGATGGACACTTGGCATGGCTCCCCGCACCGTTTCCCACCAACTGCCAAAAACCCGCTAGGCGAGTTTGACGCCAGCAAGATCGGGACAGGGGAAGGTGCGCAGGCGTACGGGCATGGGTTGTATTTGGCTGAAGACCCTTCAGTTGGGGCTGCGTACAGAAGGCAACTATCTGGAACCGTCCAACGTCCTGATGTGGAATACAAGGGAAAAGATTATTTAAGTGGGCATATTAGCGGAATTGAAGGGCAAGCCGTTTCAACCATTGCAGATGCTTTGGCTAAAGATATACCCATTGCAGATGCAATTAAACAAGCAAGGGGAATAGCTAAAGCAAGATTTGCGAGGGATGTAAAACAAGTTCGCTCTGCGGGAATGGGGGTAGATGAGTTTTTGCAATCTCCCGAAGAGTACAAAGCACTTCTCAAGCAAATAAAAGCTACAGATCCGTCTAGCCTTAAACGTATTGGCGACCCTAGAGATCCGGGCAACCTCTACAAAGTAGACCTCCCCGACGAGCAGATAGCAAAGATGCTGGATTGGGACAAGCCGCTGAGTCAGCAGAGTTGGTATCGTCCGGTTGCTGACGTTGTGAAGGAATACAAGGGCGCAGGCAAAGACGTTGATGCTTATGCAAAACTTATTTCTAAAGCCAATGCGAGAGGCGGCGAGGTAACTGGCGGGCAACTTTACGAAGGGATGCTGTCTCAATTTGGGGGTAGCCAAGCAAAGGTAAGTGAGTTTATGCGCGAAGCAGGCATCCCCGGCATCCGCTACCTAGATCAAGGCTCACGCTCGGGCGGTGCAGGCACCAGCAACTTTGTTGTGTTTGATCCTGCACACATGAACATCATAGGACGCGAATAAATGAACGAACCAACCAGCACAGGCGTCCAGAAGTGGCTGAACATGGTCGCCACCTATGACGGCGATTTCAAGAAGTGGGAAGCCCGTACCCAGAAGATCATCAAGCGTTACCGGGACGATAACCGCAGCCAATCGACGAACGAAACCGCCAAGTTCAATATCCTTTGGTCAAACGTCCAGACGCTTACCCCTGCCGTTTACGCCCGTCTGCCAAAAGCCGATGTATCTCGCCGGTTCGGTGATAACGACCCTGTAGGACGGGTAGCCTCGCAGCTCATTGAACGCGCCTTGGACTTTGAGGTCGAGCATTACCCTGATTTCCGCTCAACGATGAAGCATTGCGTTGAAGACAGGTTTCTTGGAGGGCGTGGGTCTGCTTGGGTACGCTACGAACCGCACGTTAAGACGCAGGATGTACCGGAAGACGGTACGCAGATCACCGAGGACGTAGACGAGCCGGAAGATGAGACCGATCTGACCGCTGGCGAAGTCGAACCCCAGGAAGAGATAGAGTACGAATGCGCCCCTGTCGATTACGTCCACTGGAAAGATTTCGGCCATTCCGTAGCTAGAACGTGGGAGGAAGTGACTTGCGTCTGGCGTTGGGTATACATGACCCGCGAAGCCCTTGTGGAGCGGTTTGGCGATGAAATGGGCAATAAAATCCCGTTTGACGCTGGCCCCGATACGCTTAAAACCTACGGTCAATCGACCAAAGAGCATACCCGCGCCAAGATATGCGAGTTGTGGGACAAGGAATCGGGCAAGGTTTACTGGTTTTCGAAGAATATGCCGGAGATCATTGACGAGCGGGACGATCCGTTAGGGCTAGACCAGTTCTTCCCTTGCTCCAAGCCTCTTTACTCCACGATGACCAGCGACACCTTGGTTCCGGTGCCTGATTTTGTGCTTTATCAGGATCAGGCGGTCGAGCTAGACATACTCTCTGACCGCATAGACGGGCTTGTAAAGGCTCTCCGCGTCCGAGGCGTATATGACGCAAGCCAGCCAGCACTTCAACGCCTGATGACCGAGGGGGACAACAATTCGTTGATCCCTGTGGATAAGTGGATGGGATTCTCGGAGAAAGGCGGTCTGAAGGGGAGCATTGACTTGCTCCCTCTGGATACCCTTGCTGAAGCTCTGATGCAGTGTTACCGCGCCCGAACCGAGATCAAGAACCAGATTTACGAGATCACGGGTCTTTCGGACATTATTCGCGGCAGTTCGATGGCAAGCGAGACGGCGACAGCGCAGCAGATCAAGGGTCAATACGCCTCCATTCGTCTCCGCTCCATGCAGGAAGACGTTGCCCTGTTCGCCACGGAGCTGTTGCGCTTGAAAGCGCAGATCATTTGCACAAAGTTCCAGCCGCAGACAATCCTGATGTACGCCGCAGCGCAGCAGATGCAGCCCGTTGACCAGCAGATGATTCCAGAAGCCTTGCAATTGATGGGCGATAACCCTTTGCGGAGCTTCCGCATCGAGGTGGCTGCTGACTCGTTGGTGCAACTGGACGAGCAGCAAACTAAGCGGGACAGGATGGAATTCATACAGGCTTTTGGTGGGTTCCTGCGCGAAGCCCTGCCGGTAGCCCAAGCCTCGCCGGAAATCACGCCCATGTTGATTGAGGTGATGAAATTCGGTATTAGCGCGTTTAAGCAAGCGAAACCGATGGAAGGTGCGTTGGATGCTGCTCTGGATCAGTTGAAAGAAAAGCAAGCGCAACCGCAACAACCTCGTCCCGACCCCGAAATGATGAAACTGCAAGCGCAGCAAGCGGCAGATCAGGCCAGAGCGCAAGCGGATATTCAGGCCGCACAAGCCAAGGCGCAGTTTGACGGGCAAATCCAGCAAGCGAAGATACAGGCCGAAACGCAGATCGAGCAGATGAAGATTCAAGCCGCGGCGCAGACCGAGGCGCAACGCCAGCAGTACGAAGCGGCAATGGCGCAGCAGAAGTTGCAGTCCGAGGAGCAATTCAACCGTTGGAAAACCGAGCTTGAGGCGGCGACCAAGATTATGGTTGCCAGAATCGGGGCGAATCCTGGCCTTGATATACCCGCGATGGAGGCGCAGCAAGCCGCATCAGAAAAGATTACGGCAGAGCTTGGCGACCGCGTATCTCTGGCGATGAGCAGGATGGCGGATATGCATGAATCCATGATGGGGCGGCATGACGAGACGATGAACCAGATGGGCGGGATGATGCAGATGTTGGCCGCGCCTAAACGGATTATTCGTGGCCCGGATGGACGAGCCGCTGGAGTTGAGGTCATGACGCAATGATAGTGACCACCACAAAAGGCGATATGGACGAATCCCTGTTAAACAAGAAAGAGGGAACCATTGACAACGACAACGAAAATA